TCAGAACATAACAACTTGGCCGCCGGTTTGAGGGTGGGGCATTACAGGGTTAATCTCGCCGGGCTTGGAGATTGAACGCATAAAACTTTCCATCGTCACAAAGGTATGACCGCAATTCACATTGATGCACTGGTGATAGCGCTCTTTGGTTTCGGTGGTGATTTGGCTACTACTGCGGGTATGGGCTGCACTGTGGCATAAAGGGCAATTGAACATGATCCGGACTCCGGTATCATCCCGACTATGGTCGGTGTTAATGATAATTATGCGTGACTATTGATTAAAAATCATCATTCCATGTCCAAATCATCTATTTTTACTTCCAATTCCAGCGCGGTAGTAAAGCCGGTATCACTCACTGAGTGAGTAACAGTGACTAGCGTCCAGTCGGCCTCGTCAATCTGCTTTTTGAATCCGGTCACTTTAACCGGCACTTCGGGATAGAGATCGGCGCGGCCTTTGGCAAGTTGGATAGAGAATTTCGCCGCACCCCGTTGCAGCCGCTCCCAATTGGATTTAGCCGCCCGCTGTGCGTTGTTCTTGCTGGCGTAAGTGGTGCGCAAGGTCAGTACATTTTCATCCGTACCTATCAGATATTCGCCCTGTTTCTCTTCTGGCTTCTTGGGCTTGGCGCTGCTTTTCGTCTTGCGCTTACGCTTTACTTTTACCGCTGGTTTTTCGGTGGTGCGAGTGTTAAGCCAGTTCGCCACTACGCCAGTATATGCGCCCCGGTCAGCCATACTAAATTGATGGCCGTCACCCAAACTGCGGATAACGGTCATGACTGGTATCGGTTTACCGCTGGCGGTTTTCGATTGGCCTTGTTTGATAAATAACAGATTGCCATTTTTTACGGCGGCAATAGCACCATATTGTTTCGCCAGGCGGGTAATTAAATTACCGTCTGATTCGTTGGTTTGGTCTATATGGTCAACCGTTAAATCAGACATGGCTTTATTTAAAGTTGGCGTGAGTTTATTGCGCTCGGCAATTATTTTAATGATCCCGCCAATGGTGGTTTTATGGTAAGACTGATCGCGGCGAACATTCAGCGTTTCACGAAAATCCGCACTGCGGGCGCGAATCGTCAGCTTATCCGGTGCGCCGCTATGCTCTATTTCATCTACGGTGAATATGCCTTTATCAATCAGTGCAGCCCCTTGCCAGCCCAGCGCAACGGCTATTTTTGCTCCGCGACGGGGCAGCACTAATTTACCGTCTGAATCATCCAATTCAATATCAAGCTGATCAGCTTCAAAGCCGCGATTATCAGTCAAGGTTAATGACATTAATCGCTTTTTAATGCCGCCGCTTTTATCTACGCCGTCGACTTTAATAGAATAATCCGGCGCGTTATGCCCGCTATTTAACAGGCTATCGATTATGGTCATGATAATAATCCGCTGGCAGTGTCCGATATTTGAGTAGCGATATCGTCAAATTGCTGAGATAAATCACCAAACATTTCTTTTAAAGATTCATCGGTGCGCTTTAGTGTGAGCGTGAATTCAATTTTACGCGCCGAGCCATCACGGAAAAAAAAGCTCTTGCCACGGCTCAGATTCTCAATCACAAACATGCCATGAATAGCGCCGTTCCCTTCAATCAATGACCAGGCTTTACCGGTTTCGGCCATCAGTTGCAGCGCCATGAGTGAGATTTTACCGCCAGTCAATTCAGGGTATAGCACACCGGATAGCGTAATAGATTCTTCATCTGGCCCTAAAAATTGACTCACCGGCCGCTTGCCAATACGCGCATTGGACGGGTGACGCCAGGCCATTTGATGCTGAAAATCTTGATAGGGGACGGTTTGCAGCATAAAAACAAACATCCCTAGTGCCATCATCATGCTAGTGCTCCTTAATAATCATCATGGTCTTGATAGCTGCGGTTTGTTTTGCTTTGTGTGTTTCGGTGATAGGCCGCTAGCTGGCTGGCTACCTCGCGCGCGATATCTTGCGCGTTATGTTGTGGTAGCGGGTAGATATTGATAATGGGCGCACCGGTGCTGACTGGGTTTTGCTGCTGGTTGCCGGATTGGCCGTTATTGTGACTGCGGTACTGCGCCGCCGGTAAACTATATGGATGCAGCGGTGCGGCGGCGGCCTGATAGCCACTGAATAACATGGAAGCCGCGACCGCCATTGCGGCGGTATTACGGCGGCCGGTAACTTGCGCGGGGCCGTTGATGATTTCAGGGCCATGCTCACCGACTACACCAAATTTACCCAACGGAATATAGCCGCCATTATCGTATTCACCGGTATATTTCGCGGCGATATCAGCGGCGCTATTGCCCTTGGGTGCGGGTTTCCATGTGATACCGTAGTTACCTGCGGCGGCTGCTACCGCCGGATTACTCTGTGCCAGTTCGCGGGTTTTCTCGGAGCGTTGTTTGACTTCATCCAACTTTTCCAGCACCCACTTAATGGATGAAATCAGTAATTTAAGGGGAGTCATTGCCAGATTGATGCCATCAGCCAAGAATTGACCAAAGGATTTACCGGCATCGGCGGCTCTGTTTAAATCTGCGGTGGTTGATTGCACGGGTTCCAGTAACTTTTTAAACCAGTTCCACACGTTTTTAACTGCATCGCCGATCCAGTCAAATACCGGCCCCAGCGGTTTAAGTGCTTCTTTGATTGGGGCGGCAGCTCGCATAAAGCCATCCACTACGCCACCGAGAAACGCCTTAATCGGCTGCCAATACTTGTAAATCAGCAAGCCAGCGCCCGCGATAGCCGCACCAATCAGGCCAATCGGACTAATTAAGATCCCGAATATGCCACTTAAGCCACCAAGGGCAAAGCGCAGGAACTTAAGCGGGGATTTAGCCAGCCAGCTAATCCCATTACCCAGCATTTTAAAGCCGCTGATGCTGGATTTAACCGGTGAACGCACCACATTAACCAGCCCATTACCCAGTCCTTTGAGGGTGGTAATTGCCGACTGACCGCCATTTTTAGACAAGTTGAGCAGTGAGCGGCTAAAGTTGCCTATCTGTTGGGTGGTGATAGGTGTGGTACTCGCCAGTTTGGACATACCAAACGACAGGCGCGGCAGTAAGCGGATGCCTAATACGGAAGTGGTAAAACGCAGTAGCGCGAACGGCCCCAAAATACCGACAACGGCAATCGCCAGTGCGCCAAATGCGGCGGTAGCAATGGCGATAGCGGTACCCACTTGCACAATGCCCAGGCTGATTTTTGGGTGAGCCTTGAGGAACTCGGCCACGCCATGCATAAATTCAGTGATGCTTTTCGCTGTTGACCTAAGCCATGCGTCATTTTTTTCAAATAATTCAACGCTGACGTTTTCCAAGGCGGCATGAATGATGGTCATGTCACCTTTCAGGTTATCCAACTTAGTAGCAGCCACGCGAGCCGCCTCGCCATCATACTCACCGGGCTGCCCGCGCATCTTATCTAGTGAGCCATTACCGGCAGCGTGCATCAACACACCAAAACCGGTCACGGCATATTGTCCGGCGATACTTTTAAAGATAGCCCCGCGCTCAACGTTACCCATTTTGGCGGTTTTCTCATTGATATCTTTTAGAATATCAACCAGATCACGCATATTGCCGTTTTTATCGGCAGTCTTAACGCCTAAATCTTTAACGGTACTGGAGCCACCAATACGGCTTAAGATACTGCGCATAGTGGTACCGGCCTGACTGCCCTGAATACCGGCGCTACCTAGCATGGCGGTAGACGCTGCGACTGTCTCCAAACTCTGCCCGTACTCCCGACCAACGCCGCCGGAATACTTCATAGACTCACCCAGCATCGGGATATCCACGTTATTACGGGTAAACAGAGCGGTGAGCACGTCGGCCACCCGATCCATTTTCTCGGCGGGGATACCCATCGCGGTTTGAATATTGGATGCGATATCGGCGGTGGTACCTAAATCAATATCACCGGCCGCCGCCAGATTCAACATACCCGGCATCGCCCCGACAACCTGTTTAGGGGTATAGCCGGTGCGGCCAAGATAATATTGACCTTCGGCGACTTGTAGGTCGGTAAATTTAGAGGTCAGCGGCAAGGTGCGGGCCTGATGGCGCATAGCTTGCATTTCAGGCGAGTTTTTATCTTTAATGCGGGTTACCGCCTGAGTGCCACTCATCATGGCGTCAAATTCATAACCGACATGCAAGGCGTTTTCTATCCCACGACCCATTGCGCGGCCGGTGGATAGCGAGGTGTAGCCCAATCCGGCGGCAATGGCTTTACGCTGATTGCTGCTATCAAAGCGGTTACGGGCAGCACTAAGGCGCTGCTGTTGCTGCGCTTGCTGCTCTAACCGGCGCTGCTGCGCGGTCAGTGCCGCGGTGGTGCTGGTAATATTGGCCTTAAGGGATCGCTGCGCCTGGCCTAGTCGGTTGGTGGCAATGCCGCTATTTTGCAATGCGGTACGCTGGGTATGCAGCGCGGTACGTAAGTCATTGTATTTTTGTTTTAGTTTGGCGGCCTCTTCACTGGCGCGCTTAAATTCTTTTGCCTGTTTGGCGGTGGGTGCTGCACTATTTTTTAATTCGTTGGCGAGTTGGCGCGCTTTATCGCGTGCGGCGGCCAGTGCCTGAGCGGCACCATTAACCGCCACCTTATTCTTGCGAAAGCCCTCAATTTTGCCAGATTGAGCATCCAGTTGTTTGAGTTGGTCTTTCGTCGCTTTAATCGATGCGGCCAGCGTTTTATTGCTGGCCAACATAGATTTAAATGGCTTGGTAACTTTATCAATGGCGCTTAAAGAAACCTGCAAACGGAGGTTCTTGTCACTCATCACTGCCCCCGTTACGGATAATGGCCTTATGACGCCATTCTAAAAGCTCACCAATGGTCATTGGGTCGGTAGCTGATGGCGGCCAATGGAAAGTGACTGCAATATCAGCCATCAAATCATCGACCGTTAAGCACTCAGGTAGTCTGACTTGACCGAGTTCGGCAAGAAAAAAATCGCCAACGCCTGAGACAGGGCGTAGATATCAGCCGGATCAAGATTGCTGATTTCTGGCACGGTCAGATTCGGGGTGGTAATACGAGGTAACACACGGATCAGCGCGTCAACATCGGTATCCAGCAATGCTTGCAGTTTGGCACCGCGCAGCGCTCCGGCGTTGGGTTTATTCACCGTCACTTCGGTAATCGTGGTATTACCCCGGACGATAGGCACATCCAGTGTGATCACATTAAATTTACCCTGCTCTGCTGCGACAGTTTCAATTTCTGCGCCGGTTTCTGTTGTTTTTGTGTCTTTCATGATTATTTTCCAAAAATAAAGGGGAATGGCGTGGGGTTAATCACGCCGTGATACTACAGACCGATATTGCGGCGGTGGGCTTCCAGCATGTCTACGCCGTTAACGATTTCGACCATATTCACAATATCGATCTCAATCAGTACTTCACCGTCCCACGTCAATTTGTAGTAGGTGTTTTTGGTGGAAATCTTGGTAGTAGTGTTATCACCCTGCTTGCTGTCGCCACCGTCAATTTCTTCATGGCGGCCACGCATCACAATTTCTACCGCGTGAGTTTCGCCGGTATCGTCGCGCTGATAGGAACCCGCAAAGCGCAGTAACACTCCGTCGACTTTGGTTACGCCCCATTGCTTGTAGATCTCGGACTCAATGCCGCCTAGCGTCCAGTCAACATCTAGCGCGCCGTCAGCTAACCCCAAATCAACTTTGGCGCTGCCGTTCATCCCGCCGCCGCGAAACTCTTCAAATTTGCGGCTTAATTTTGGCAAGGTGATGGACTCAACCACCCCTTGATAGCTGTTCCCGTCATTGAACACATTCAGGAACTTAAGTTTGCGTGGTAATGCCATAATTAAGCTCCTTAGCTATTAACGGCGGCGGCGAAATTAGCCAGGTAACGATCGGTAATGCGCTGGCGCAGGGTTAAATCTTCCAGCGGCGGTACCGGTGTATAGTCGTAATCAATAAACAGACGGCCCGCTTTGAGAGTGTCTTTATCGTTCACGTTATCGTCATACCAGCAATCGCCATCAATCAGATAACCCAATGATTTCAATTCGCGCATTTTGGCGCGAATGCCCTCAATAATGTCTTTTGCCAGTGACGGGGTAAGCGGCTTATCGTTAGCCCACATATGGGCCTCAGCCATGGTGTCAGCTAACACTTGAGCGGTGCGGGTGTAGTTTTCAAAGGCAAACAGCGGATCATCAGAACAAGAGCGGGAACCCCAGAAGCGATAACCGTCTTTGCGGATCAAAGTGGTAACGTCTTTGCTGTTGAGTAAATTGGCATCGGTAGCGCTGTTTTGCAGATCCCAAAACACATCCGCACTGATGCCGGTGACGCCATTCACCCCGACGTTGGACAGTGTTTTATGCCAGCCCACATCATTATCAATCTTGGCACGCAAACCCAAAGCGCGGGCCGTGGCGTAAGCGGTAGTTTCGGCATTGGTGACCGTATCCCAACTGAGGAAATCCGGCCAAATCACCATCGCTTCACGCTGGCTGAAATTATCGCGGTAGATAATGGCCTCTTCTTTGGTTTTACAACCATAGGCACTGATATAAGCAAAGGCACGTAGGCTCTGAGCAATAGCAAGCAGTTCAGTGGCAACCGCTTTGGTGTCATGACCTGGCACGCCCAAAATGCGTGGCTTGACGTCAAACTTACCCTGGGCGGCTAACAGCGCTTTCATGCCGGTATAACGGCCATCCGGTGTTATTCCGCCAATAATATTGGAGGTGGTTTCGGCTTCGGTTTCACCCTGTGCCACACGAACAACGACGGTGAGTGGCTTGGTTTGGTCGCTGATAGCATCCAGTGAATGGGCTAAGGTGCCGGTTTCACCGGCCTTGCCGCTGGCGGCCAGCACATCGGTGAGCAATACCGGGGTATTGAGTGGAAACAGGGTGGCGTCAGCATCATCGGAGGTACAGACCATCCCGACCACCGCCGTACTGACAGTGCGGATCGGTCGAGTGCCTTCGCTAATTTCAATGACGCGCACACCATGGTGGTAATCGGTTGCAGACATGCGGTTTTCTCCGGTTAAGCGTTCATTCGCTATGATGCCGGATTACTACGCGCGGGGCAGGTGATGAGGATTGTGTGAGGGATGGCACAAGAGAGAACTTGCCACATTTGATATTACATCTGAAAAAAGAAAAACATGCCGGTAGATAAACCCGGCATACGCTTCACGCCTCAGTGCTTTCACCTGGCTTCACCGGCCACTCAATATTTTGGGGCAATAACACATCAACAGCATCAAGCAGAGCAATGTAATTTACCCAAGCTATTAGTTGCTGTTTATCGCTATCAGAAATCATTCCCAGAGCTAACTTTGTTTGCCATAAACTGATTGTTGAATAGGCTTCCGATAGCAGGACGTTTTTGGTCATCAAGGCAAATTCGACTTCATCAGCGTTTTTGGCCTCCTGCCCTGCGGCGGTGATATTCCACTCAAGTGAATCAGTATTAAATACGTACTCGTAACCATCATGCGGCTTTAAGTAAAATAGCCCATTCAGATACTTGTCACCTGCGTTGACGGGTAAATCGTCAATCGGAACAGGCTTGGGATCATTATGTGTCTCGGCAACGCCATCATATTCAATCGTGTTTGTCACAACACCTTTATCGCTAACAACTGCGTATCTGCCCATTATGCAAACTCCGTGATTGATATAAAGCCGCCAGTGCCATTACCACCGCCATAACCCGTAGTATTAGTCACAGAAGATCCACCACCACCACCGGCGGCATGTCCGTTACCGTTACCGCCTGTACCATCCGTTCCTGCATCAATGGGGCGTCCCGCTTGTCCACCTACGCTACCGAGGCCACCTGGTGCAGAACCACCACGACAACCGAGACTTTGATTCGGCCCCGTGCCTACTTGAGCACCCGGCGCGCCAATATCAGAGATGGACGAGTCAAGAATCGTGCCCAAAGTTGCGGTTGGTGACGCAGTGCCAACAGTGGCAATGCCGGTATTATTCGTTGTTCCCAGCACGCCGGGCTGTCCACCTTTACCGCCAGGGCATCTCAAAATCCCGGTAATAATGGTATCCCCGCCATCCAGTCCGGGGTTCCCGGCATTCACATTACTGGGCGCGCCTCCCAGACCGCCAAGGCCGATAAAGCAATCATAATTTGATAATACTGATACATCGACAAGCACTTCAATGAAGCTACCGGATTGACCAGCCCAGCCTTGTGAAGCATTACCCGCTGTCACTGTTCGCCCAGCGCCGCCGCCGCCGCCACCCGCCGACCACGCACGAATTATTGCCCATTTTGCACCGGCTGCTTTAGGTATAACGCCCGAGGAGGTAATTGAGCGTTTAGCAATAAGTCGCCCGATAGCTCCCGTACTTAGCCCTCCGATTAAATCAAGGTTTTCAAGCGTCTCGGTCAGCGCGGCTGGCCCTAGCGTTTTAATTTCAGATAAAAACTTCTTTATCTGCAAATATTGCGAGTGTGGGCTTTCTGCTTTGCAGTGGTCATCCAATGCCTTGCCCACATTATCTGCTACTGTTTTAACCGCTTTCGGTGTGGCGGCTAATGCTTCGCTATCGCTGGTTGTGGCACTGCTTAATTTCACAAAACCTTTTTCGGTCTTGCTGGCATCCGGATGATTACGTGATGTCTCATGCTCGGTGAGCAAGCTATCGGCGTACTGCTTAACCTCAATCGCCTTATCATCGGTTTTTTTATCAACGTATTGGCGCGTTGCCAGCACTACCGACGGATCGATTTTCAGCGTGACCGCATCGGTACTACTGATAATCAACACCATACGCACGGTCTGTGTGCGGCCGCTACCCTCTTGTAGCTGGGGTTTGTAGGTGTCCGGGCAGTTGGCAATGGCGATCAAAATCCCATCTTTATCGAACAGGCCAACTTCGCGTATCCACCAACCGCCGTCCGTTTCAGGAATAACCTGTTCAGCGATAATCTGGCTACTGTTAGCCTCATCAATACTTAATGAATTGAGAGCCGCACGACGCTTCTCAGCGATAAGTTTAGTTTGTGCCGGGTTAGGTGTAGGTAATACACCACCGCCATCACCTACCGCCATATGCGTAATTTGTAATTGAGTACCGAGAGCGGCCGCATTTGCCAGCTTGGCCGCCCCCAAATTGGTCAGTAGCGCAAAATATTTCACTGTCATGGGTTCACTCTCATATCATCAATCAGATGCACCACACCGCCGCAATAGCCTTGACCTCTGACGGTAATCGTTTCGGGCAGATAGGGGTAAATAGTCATTTCATCACCGTCATAGCTGGCGGCGCTGATGGGGATTGTTCCGTTAACGTCGAGATTAATCGACAGGCCAATCAGATGGCGGCTACACGGCTTGGCATCATCAATCAGCCGCTCAAGCTCTTGATACATTTCCTCGGTAATGCCGGTTTCCAACACGCCAATATCGAGGCGAAAGGTGCCGGGCGTCTCGTTGGTTTTCCACCACTCAATCACCTTGATGAGATAGCCGAGCGGCTCCACCACGCGCCGAATCGCGCCAATAGTGCCTTTGCGCTTATGCACGGTGTAAGCGACTTTAACCACTGAGCGTTTAGTCGCTTCCGGCCACTTCTCATCCCAGCGATCTACCGACCACGCCCATGCCAGATAGGGCAGTAATTCCAGCGGGCAGGTGTCGGCATTCCACAGCTTGCTCAATGGCACATCAATATCCGCCATACGTGCACAGGCTTGTGCGGCGGCGATCTCCAGTGGGGTAGAGCCAACCGGCAATAAGCGTTTATTCATCAGAGCCGCCCACCCTCAAGCTATAACCGGTGCAGTGAGCGGCTTGCGTTCTATCCAACACCACATCTGCCAGCGGCGCGACCAGTTCTACCCGCTGCACCCCCTCAACATGCAGCGCGGCATAAATGGCTGATTGGCGAATATCGCGACCTAAGCGGCGCTGGGTGCTGATATAGGTGTTTAGCCTGGCTTCGGCTGCGGCACGGATCGGTTCGGCTTCGGGCCCCGGATAAAAATAGAGCGTGGCGTCAATCTGGTATTCCACGATAGCGGCAGAATTAACTGTTAATCGGTCGGCCACTGGCCGCACGTTTTCATCGTTCAGCGCAGCAAAGACGTTATCCAATAAATCTTGCCGGGCTTCGCCGTTACCCTCGCGGGAAAGTACCGTAACCGTGACACAGGCGGGTGATGGGCTAATCGCTGAGGCGTCAGCAATCCGACCGTCCGCACTGCGAGCATGATATTCGTAAGCGCCGGTTGGCCCGGCCACGCTCAAGCCCTCAAAGGCTTGCGGGATACGCATGCGGAAATCGTCGTCAGATTCCATCACTGCGGTAATAGGCGGGATGGCGGCCGCATTGGCTGGCGTGATGGTCAAGCGCTCAATGCCATTATTTGCGCCGAGGTGATCTAAGTCGCTGCCAATAGCATGAGCCACCATCACCGCTTGCGCGCCCTCATTAACACGCTGCCGTAACAGCAATTCACGGTAGGTACTTTCCTGCAACAGCTTCACGATGGGTTCCGACTCAAATGACAACGTTAAGCGCACCGCGTTTTGTTGGTCGGCCGGATATAAGGCAATAAACGCCTCTTTGCGCACGGCAAACAGGCTGTCAAAATCCAGTGATTCAATCACCAGCGGGGCCGGTAACTGGCTTAAATCAATGATTGCCATTATTGGCCTCCTAGTGGCACGGCCAAACTCAACCGGCTTTCGCTGTCGGTACGGCTACCGGATAACTCCACTATCATCTGGCCGTCAATCTGGGTGGTGATACTGATGGCATTTAAGGTTACGCGCGGCTCCCAGCGCATCACTGCACCATACACCGCCGCCATCATTTTGAGACGCAGAGCGGGATTTTGTGGCTGGTCGATCAGAGTGGATAGCAGCGAACCATAATCACGGCGCATCACCCGCGTGCCTTGCGGGGTGGTCAGAATGTCGCTGATTGACTGGTGGATGTGCTCAATATCTTCAATGTGCAAACCGCTGTTACGGTTCATGCCGATATATTTATAGCTCGTCATTTAACCCCCTGAGTCCAATCGTCACCACGCTGCACGGCTCCGTGGTCATGCTTATCAACCACCACACCATTGGATGAGAACTGGCCGCCGGAATGCTCAATACTTCCGCTCATTTTGCCGCCTTGTTTCACTTCTAAGGTGGCGGTAGCCAGATGTTGGGTACACTCCACAATGGGGGTATTCAGCGTGATTTTGACCGAGGCACTACAGATAATATTGGGTGCGGTAACACTGGCCGACTCACTGGCTTCAATCACCGCCGAGGCTATTCCGGTAACGGCCAGGTGGCTGGTTTCCGGCTCATACTCAAATCGCGCACCATCAGGAAAGGTGATCACCATGCCATCCGCCGATTGTGATGGGGCAGAATTGGCATCCGAAAAGATGGCGGGCAGCACAAAACCGGTGGTGAGTTCACCGCCAATGCTCAACACCATCACTTGCTCACCCTTGGATGGCGCAGACCAAAAACGCACCCGACCGGCGCGCAGGGTTAACCAATTGAGCCAATCGGTTTCAAGGTTGCCTATTTTAACCCGGCACAGTCCGTTGGCGATGTCGACGTCTGAGACGATGCCAATACGAATAATGTTAGCCAACAGGCGTTTAAGACCAGCAATAAGGATATTCATGCGGCCAGTGTGCCGCCTATGGGCGCATGGGGCATGTGATGGGTTTTGTGTGAGGGATGGCACAAAGGAAAAAATAAGAGGTGTTGGGTAGGATAATAGAAAGGAAGAGCTACTTATTACATTAGTTATTCAAAGGATGACCGTAAACAGTCATCTCATTGATTTTAAATATATTTATTAGGCATTATTTTACATGATACAAAAAACACAATCACAATTGTTACTAATGTCAGCTTACCAAAGTGATTAGGAATAAATTCTAAATATAAAGCTGCAAGTACAACGATAATAATAAATGGGATCGTCGAAAACAATATATTATATAATATCCTTTTCATTATCTTCCCATACCATTAAGTATATTCACAATTTCGTCAAAGCTTAAATTGGAGTTCGAACGTATTTTCTCCATGGCTTTAGAAATAACCGGATCGATATATACATAAAGCATTTCTATATTATTGATTCGTAGTAAATTGTAATACCCAGGGTCAATGACTTGCAGCTTCCTGGCTGCCATGGCGGACTTCTGAACTTTGCCATATAAATCAGCGGCATTAATTAAAAACAAACCTTTTTTATTTATTTCTGCTCGAACAATATTCGATACAGAGAATGACCCAGAAACCGTTTTCGCTATAGAGTAAGCCATTGATTTTTTGGTAGCCATTGAAACTGCGAGATTGGCACCCACATGGGATGAGTGATAAGCAGAACTCCGCGCATTTTCACGCAGCGTATGTTTATCAAGAACATACTCGACATAAAGCTTTATCATGTCAAAGATAACGTCAGATCTTTTGTATATTTCTGATATTGCCTTTATTATTCTTGCATCCTCAGCCTTTATCTCCTGACATTCACTGGCATACTTTTCAAAAAAACAGGATGTATACCAACTGGCTCTCTCTGCGCCACTGTATACACTCTCGATTGTTCCCTTGGCAGAACTCATGGTTTCTTTTAGCCCACGATCAAGTGAGAGTGATAACATCCTATCTGCATTTAGTTTTTCTTTTAAATAAATAGAAGCATTCATTAACTAGCACTCCATTGATTGTTAATAATCGTGTACTATACGTTATAATTATGGATTTTAAATACTACAAAGGAGCTGTATGATGCGATTGGCTAAATTTGGGACTTTTCTTGTTTTATTTGTTATCTTGACCTTTCTTATTCCAGAAGTGTTGGTCTTGGTATTGTCAAGTGATCAGTTTGGCGATGCGATCAGTTATTTTAACTTTCTTAATACGAATATTCTGATAGCGCTCTATTATGAAATGGCTATTCTTGCTCTTATTCTGTCATATTTACTGACGAAAGTGATTTTTCATTTAATAAGAAAAAATAAATCATTTATATAAAATAATGAGTTAGAGATGTTTTCTACACTAAACGCCTATCCATTCATTATCGCCGTCAGTAAAGCCTAATGACTGATGGCGCGGGTACTTAATTATTCATGCAGTCAGTGTGCCGCTTACGGGCGCGCACGACATGTGATGGATGGCACAAGAGATAATGTCATTGGGCATTACCTCTGTAACATGTTCTTATGACACTTAATTAAACAATAAAACCGAGTATTCTAAATGCGACTATTATTATTTTTTACTGGTTTTTTAGTTATTAGCACTAACGCTTATTCAGCCACAAAACCTAACCAATGGGAATCACGCATAAAAGTGTATACCCCCTCAATTGGAATTCAGCAGGATGATTCACAATTTATCGATAGCAATAATTTGGCTCTAATTACGCGCTTTGTAAGTGGCTGCGATGGGCGAGCTAACCCATGGAGTTTTGTTATAAAGGGCGTATATGAGCGAAATGATAACTCTGTTTATATATTATCCAATAAACCGTTATGTGTAGCAGATACACCGGCAATAAAGCGGTACTTAGATGAAGCGATTGAAATAAATAAAAACAAAAGCGCTGAAAGGGCATCGAGAGAAATTCAGTGGGCCAAAAGGGATCCTAAACGACCGTATGCGTTAGGCTGCGAGGCTTATAAAAGGTCAGTCAGAGGGTTAGATGACATACCAACTATTGATATCGTCAAAAAACTTTATCCTAAGCTCAATCCGATATATGTAACTAATTTATGGTCTCAGGGATATAAGCACGCTCAATCTTATGGAATGGCTAACGTTGATTGTAAGTACTTGGCTGATATTTCAGGTGTCTAATTTAATAATAATTATTTACCAATCCACTCCAACGCCAGATCCCCAATCCATTCGCTGTCGCCGTCAGTAAAGCCCAGTAACTGGCGGCGTTCGTATTTCACTGTTGGCCCGTTCTTTGTGACTTTATCCCGTAAGCCGTAGTGATGTACCCGCACCAGATTATTAACCTTGCCACTGAATGTAACGGCGGCTTCATCGGCGTTGGATTCAGTTTTGATAAAACGGGCTGTGCGCAGTTTGGTAAACATCTTGCGCTTAATGCGCCCTTGCTTGTCGCGGCGTTTCTTCTTGCGCGGTACAAAGGGTGAACCGTCCGGGTTCTGCTGTGCCTGAATGTGCTTTTGCTGGCGCTGGCGTAGTTCTTTTGATACCTGACGCATAAAGGCACCACGCGCCTGTGGGGATAATTGCGCCAGCAAGATTGATAATGTTTGGTCTAATTCGTGCAAGTCATTCACTCGGCCCACTCCGCGACAGTTTCACCGTCAACATTCACTTTGTAACTTTTGACAAAGTATTCCGGTGGCACCGGCTCGTCCAAGTGAGTCACGGTGAATACACCCTCTTGCTCTTTCACGATGGTTCGCTCGGTAAGCTTGAGATCAATACTGATATCTCGCATCTTGTTATCCAGATAATCCACCTCAAAAGTGAAACCATCTGGCCGTTTATCGGGGTTTGCCATGATATCCGGCTGATTTGTGCGCAACCAATGCAGGATAGGGACAATGATCAAATCCATGCTCTCGGCGTAATCGGTCACCACCAGATTTAAGGTGTACTGATATTCAAAAGAGAGTGACGGGGCCAGCGTGGCAATAATCGCCCCTTTATCAATAAAGACATGTAAGCAGTCCGGGTTTTGCTTGATATACGGCACCGCTTTTAAAATGGCAGTTCGCAGCGAATCAGGCTTTAACATCAATAGCCCCTTGCTGACAAGCCAGCACAGTATCGACCTGTGCTGCGCAAGCGTGTAAAGCCGCTTCTAACTGGTCAATGTCGTCGTTTAAATCACCGTTAGTGTGCGGTTCCGCTGCTGGAAATTGGCACTGCGCCACTCTCGGACAGCCATTGACGGTAATCTGCGGCCCCGGTGATGGCGGGGCGTCGGCGCAACCGGATAATATCATCAGGCAGGGGAGTATCAGCCCAACGGCGTAAGGTTTCATTTTCACGGTATAACCTCTTTAACTGGCTGTTACGTTGGGCCAACAACTGATCGGCACTGGCGACCTGTTGCCGCAATTGCGCTTGGGCCTGATTGTTGGCATTAGCGGTCAGTGCCAGGGCAATAAGTTGGCCGTTTTTGCTGGCTACGTCGGCGGTTTGCTGATCAATCACCGCTTGCCGAGCCTCAGACAAACGGTAAGTTTGTACGCCACTGATAACCAGTAACGCGCCGACAATCGGCCAGACCAACGATGCTGCATTGAAGATTGGCATGGTGTCAGCCCGGATATTGACGGGCGGGCAATTGAAAATGCGGGCCGTCTTTAAAGGTTGCCCAGTTACCGCCCCATTCCGCGGCGATCCCCAACTCGGCGGCGGCCTGTTTCATCGCGTCAGCCATCGGGTAAAAATACTTCCATTCCCAGCTGACCTTGCCGTCCGGCAGCGGCACGATATCGACCGCATGACCGGTTAAATGGCGGCTGTTCAGGGTTTGGCTGGCTCCGGCTTTGACCAGCTCACGTTGGCGCTCGATTGTGCGGCGGCCCTCGATCACTTTAAAATCAATCGGGGTCAGCTCCAGCGCGCGGCGCACCACCTTGACCAAATCAGGATGCACACCGATCAGATTGCTTTCGCTGGTTTTGCCGAAAATAAATTTATTGCTTGGCATTAGTCGCCCCCGTCTTTTTGTTCACAATTTTAAATACCAGCTCACGGATGGTCTGCAAGCCAATTAACCCAATCAGGCAACTGATAAATATTTCCACTTTCCCGGCGGCAACTTCGGTTAACGCGCCATTTAGCCAGGGAGTGGCATCAATCAGATGGATCAGCATTGGGGAAATCACCGGGCCGATATTGACGCCGACCAGCCCACACACCACGCCCTCGCCAATTCCCTCTCGCAACTTACCGCCGCCCCACACTACGCGGCGAAACGCCACAATAAAGGCGACGAGAAAGCCGTTTATCACGGTTGAATGGGTAGAATAAAAGGCCAGTACCACACCCACCCAGCTTGGATCTTTTTCTGGCATTTTCATGTCCGTTACCCCCTGTGGGGAATTGTGCAATTAGTCCCATAGTTGCAGGGTTTGCGTCGTTGTGGCGGCGCTGAGTTCCGGCATTTCCACCGGGTAACCGTGCGGTAAAACCGGCCCGATATCCGCTAACCCCGGATTAGCCGCCAGCACTTTTTCAGTCACACCCTCAGTGCGGCCGTAGTAGCGCCAGCACATGGCATCAACGGTGTCGTACTGCTGAGCCAGAATGCGCATTAAATCAATTCCACCGTCATGCGGTTGATGGCCTGAATATCGTTAATCGCCCAGGCCGCATCACGGCGCAGATTATCAATGGTGGGTTCCAGTGAATCGGCTCGCTTGCCGCCTGCGCCAGTGGTATCAAAGCCACGAAAACGATCAGTTAAACGGGCTTGCATCAGGCAAAACACCGCCGTGCGGTACAACTGAATACGGGTGCTTTCCTCATTCAGTTTTTCCGCCGGTACTTCCGCCGCTGACCGATAACCCTGTTTTTGCTGGGTTAAGCGCCAGACTGTCAGCCGATCATTAACTTCATTGATGGCAAACAGCGCCGCCTCAATAACGCGCGGCTGGGTGATGGTGCCGTCCTGCCGTGACTCTTCGCGGTACTGATTCAGGTCGATATCCGGCCAAAAGCCATCATTTTTAATGACCGTATTTTCCGCTGGCTCCACCGGTGCTGGCGTTTCTGGTGTCTGATTGGTGTTGATGACGATTTCCATACTGACACTCGCAAAATAAACGGGCGGTGGACGCTGGCTTTATCAGGGTAAAAAATATCCTGACTTAGCTAGCGTGCCGCCCTCGCCGGGGCGTTTGGGTGATTAGGCTATTTTATTTGCCATTTTGGGTTTGGGCAGTGCTCGCACCCATCACGTACTACGTGTACGCTCCGGTTGCTCCGCGCTGTCCGCGTCCAAACTGCCTGCAACAATTACGCCTAATCGAATTTTTCTTAAGTGGCTTTAATCAGCTTCTCAAGATTCTTGATATCGGTTTTCACACCGCTGTTATCGTCCAGTTGCAGCGCCGTTTTCAGGTTTGCCAGTGCGAGAACGTTGTCGCCGTCCTGACGCAGGGCATAACCCACAAACTTAAGCAGTCGGGCGTAAACCATATCCGGCATATCCTGTCCGGTGAGAATTTGCTGGGCGCGCAATAGCTGCGGGGTATCCAACGGTTTTTGGTCGGTCAAGGTACGCTGTGCAATGGCGGCGACTTCCTCGGCAATCAAACAGGCAGTGGTGCGCTTAAAGCTGTCTGGCGTGACCAAATCATGCTTAATGGCATATTCGGCAATGTCTAAACCGCGAGTGATATCGCCAACATCCAGATGCCAAATCAACATGCGCATCAGAATGTCGTCCTGCTCGCCGCTACCTTTCGCCAGCACACCCGCCACCCACGGCTGATAAGTGGGCAACATGCCTTGTTTAACTTCGGCTTTGCGGGCTATCGATTCAATACGGCCCAGCTGGGCCATATCCTGTTGCAGCTTGAACAACAACAACTCGTAGTTGCTGGCGTGGCTCAGGTTGGCCGCCTCGCTCAGTGAGTCCGATTGTTGAGCCGCCACAAATAGCCGGTGACGGCGAACGGGGTTAGTCATAGTAATTAACCCTCTTTTGGCGCGGAGAAATCACTGAATTCAATGTTTTCAATCAGCGCCACGCCGTCGAAATCTTCAACCACATAGGCTTCATTGACTGACTCATAGTTTTCAATGCGATCGCGTTTTGGATTGTCGATAATGTGGCGGCGGCGGGTGCCGTCTTGCCAGTAGATAGACAGGTTATCCAGTCGGGTTATGAAGATGGCATTAGCCGGGAAAGAGGGCGCACGTACTGCGGGCAAACCGCCAATACGTTTTTGGCTGACAATTAAATCAGCGGCCAGTGCTTCACTGTTCGGCTGTTCCTGATTGACGATCGGGAAGTATTTATCTGCCAACAACTGACGGCCAACAATCACCACCAGTTCGGTATCGTCCTGGTACCACGGTTGAATCAGCTCGTCAGTGGCCGCCATGACCAGCGCATCCAGATTATGGAAGTCGCCCCCCTTGCCGATGCGGATTTTTGGCGAAAGGACGCCGCCTTGCTCATCAACCACTTTATCCATCACTTGGCTGGGTGCATTGTCACGAATGCTTTGCAGCCAACCGATGTTGACATCTTGCAGTAGCTTATTGACGGTACCGTCAGAGGTTTTCGCACGGTGAGTGCCGTTAAAGCCGATCATGATGCGATCAAGTGCTTGACGCTTCACAATGGCATCACGGATGCGAGTTTGAAAATCAGGGAATTTAGACCACATGTCTAATTTCGGGTAAGGCAGCGCCGTGTCAAAGTTGGTTTGGGTGCAATTGTAGCTCGTACCGTCTAAGCCACTGGGATCAGAGGCTTCACGCTCTTGCTTCGAGGTATCAGTGGTACTGGCGATGGGGCGCTCAATACCCAAACCCACTTTTTCACCCTCTTTTTCATCTACTGGATAAATGTTGATTTTTGACAGGAAAACGCTGCTTTCCTGTTGTTTGGTTTCCAGTTTCTGCGCAATGGATGGCTCAACGGTAAATTTCGCGCTGATGTCCTCTTTATTGTCCAAATTGTTCAGTTTGGCGACTTGCTGCAAAAACTGGTTGTATTTAAATCGGGTGGTTTTTTTCATGTGAAATTAAATCCTAAACGTAGCAAGCGTAATAAATTAGCAATCCGTCAAAATGGCACCGTCATTGCCTGTTGAGCGCTCGCGTTGGGAGAAGTTGCGGTCTGTTTTACTGAGCGTGGTTTTCAGCTCGGCAAGCTCTTGATTTGTTGCATCACTGGCGGTTTTTAGCTCAGAAAACTGCTGTTCCAGTGCGGTAAGGGCGCTAAATTTCCCCTCAACCTGCTGCGCGACCAATTCAACCGCCTGATGCACATCGTTAAAACGTGCGTCATCACCGGTTTGCTTTTTGGTAAACATGGTTTTGATGGTGGTCAGCAGGTTGGTTTTAACTTCCTGCTCGGCTTCGAATTCAATCTGCGTTTCCTCTGCGGCAGTAAACAGGTTTTCAGGAGATTGCTTACGGGAGGCTAGCGGGTTAATAGAGGCCGTAGCGCTAAAGCTCAACATTTCAGTACCCAGACTGGCTGGATCGTCGGTGACTGCCAAACCAACAAGATAGGCGCGGTCGGTATCGGCAAACTTGGTGTTAACCTCCATTGAGGTGTAAACCTTTTGACGTTTCTTCACCATTTCGACCAGATCGGCTGTCGGGTTGATTTCGGCATACAGCGCCATTTTCCCCGATAGCGGCCCGTCTTTGATTTCTTCGGCACTGAGTGCAACCACATCGCCATAGCGCTTAAATGTGCTGTCCGGCGAATACCCTTTCATATGCTCCATATTGATACGGGCACCGTATAGCGTGGTGTTGTAGTTATCTGCCATTTGCGTTAGCCATTCGCGGGTAATGGCGCGACCATCAGTAGTGGCACCCTCTACGCCAATGCGAAATTTTTTTGCTTTTACGGTCATGCGTGATGCTCCGGTCTGATTCGATACAGTAGTGACCTATGTTGGCGACCGGCGGCAAACGGAACAATCAGGTGCTCTTGTGCCATGGCTGGCACAAGGTGTAATGCGAGATGGAGGAGGTGCGGATAGGTAGCCTTGCTGCAATTAAGCAATAAAACAGGCTATGTCACATGGAAAGCGTACTTATCAATGCCGATTTAGATCCCCGCCGTCAAGCCATGTATCTGTATTGGCAAGGGCTGCGTATCGCCCGAATTGCGGAAATGATTGGCGAGAAAGCCGTCACGGTACACAGTTGGAAGCGCCGCGACAAGTGGGACGCTTACGGGCCACTGGATCAGATGCAACTGACCACGGCAGCGGAATATTGCCGCCTGATAATGAAGCCTGTCAAGGAAGCCAAAGACTACAAAGAGATTGATTTGCTGGGCCGACAAGCCGAGCGTCACGCTCGCATTGGTAAATACAATGATGGCGGTAATGAGGCCTGCCTCAACCCCAATATTGAGAAGCGCAACAGCGGAACACGCAAGAGCGCACAGAGAAATGTATTCAGCGAGGCACAAGTTGCCAGGCTGAAAGATATTTTCAATGAATCCATGTTCGACTATCAGCGCAACTGGTATGAAGCTGGTTTATCGCCTGATTTCCGCATCCGTAACTTTTTGAAATCGCGCCAAGTCGGTGCAACCTACTTTTTCTCTTGGGAAGCCTTGCTTGATGCACTCGACACTGGCCGCAACCAAATGTTTGTTTCTGCCTCAAAAGCACAGGCGCATCAGTTTAAAAATTATATTGTGGCGGCCGCTCGTCAGGTGGGTGTTGATTTGCGCGGTGGGGTAATTATTTTGCCTAATGGCGCTGAAATGCATTTCCTCGGTACCAACGCCAGCACCGCACAGGGCCGCCCCGGCAATCTCTATCTGGATGAGTATTTTTGGATACCCGGCTTTCAGAAGTTACGCCGTGCCGCATCGGGTATGGCCTCACAGAAAAAATATCGCGCTACCTATTTTTCTACTCCGTCCAGCACTTCACATGAGGCTTACCCGTTCTGGGCTGGCACGCTGTTTAACAAAGGCAAAGCCAAAGATAAACGCATTGAAATTGATGTTAGCTATCCACGGCTGGCGGCGGGCCGGTTGTGTGAGGATAAGCAGTACCGCCAGATTGTCACCATTGAGGATGCATTAAAGGGCGGCTGCGACCTGTTTGATATTGATGAATTACGCAATGAAAACAGCGAGGAAGATTTCGAAAACCTGTTTATGTGCGGCTTTATTGACGATAACGCCTCCACGTTCAAACTGGCCGAAATGCAGCGTTGCATGGTGGACAGTTGGGAAAAATGGACAGACGTCAAACTGCTGGCGTTACGCCCGTTTGGTGATCGGCCGGTATGGATTGGCTACGACCCGGCCAGCACCGGTGATAGTGCCGGTTGCGCCGTTATTGCGCCGCCAGTGGTGGCGGGCGGTAAATTCAGAGTATTGGAGCGCCACCAGTGGAAAGGGATGGATTTTGCCGACCAGGCCAGCAATATCAAAAAAATCACTGAGCGCTATAACGTCACCTATATCGGCATTGACGATACCGGTCTGGGCCGCTCCGTGACGCAATTAGTGCGGCAATTCTTCCCGGCGGTTAACGCCATTCACTACAGCTTAGAAATGAAAGCTGACCTGATTTATAAGGCTAAAAATATTATTCATGGCGGCCGTCTTGAGTTTGACGCGGGGTGCATTGATATTGCCACCGCGTTTATGTCGATCCGCAAAACCATGACTGCCACCGGCCGCAACGCCACTTTTGTCACTGACCGCTCCAAAGACGTCAGCCACGGTGATGTAGCATGGGCCATTATGCACGCCTTATTCCATGAGCCTCTTGAGGGCATTAACAGCAATAACACCAGTGTGATGGAGATGTATTAATGAGTAAACGCAACAGGAAAACCCGCCCGGCCAAAGTGGTAACAACCATGGTGGGCAATAGCACCCCGAAAGCCGAGGCGTTTACTTTTGACGACCCGATCCCGATGATGGACAGGCGCGACATTCTGGATTATCTGGAATGCGCAGTAATGGATCGCTGGTATGAGCCGCCGGTATCGTTCAATGGCCTGGCGAAGTCCTTTCGGGCGGCAGTGCATCACAGCTCACCTATCTACATGAAACGTAATGTACTGGTTAGTCTGTTTGAACCGCACCGACTGCTATCCAAGCAGGATTTTAGCCGTTATGCGTTGGATTTTTTGGTATTCGCCAACTCGTTTTTAGAGGCCCGCTATAACCGGCTGGGCGGCATCATGAAACTGGTACCCAGCCCGGCAAAATATACCCGCCGAGGCGTGGATCTGGATACTTACTGGTATGTTTCATCTTATGGCAACCCACACCCCTTTGAAGCCAATAGCGTTTTTCACCTGTTAGACCCGGATATTAACCAAGAGGTCTACGGCGTTCCTGAATATCTCGCCTCGCTAAACTCAACTTGGCTTAATGAGGCTGCCACGCTTTTTCGCCGCAAGTATTATCTGAATGGCAGTCACGCCGGATTTATTCTGTATATGAATGATGCCGCCCATAAACAGGAAGATATTGACGCCTTACGCAAGGCGCTGAAAGAGTCCAAAGGGCCAGGCAATTTCCGCAATCTGTTTATGTATGCCCCAGCCGGTAAAAAAGACGGCATACAGGTAATCCCATTAGCAGAAGTGGCGGGTAAAGATGAGTTTGCCAGCATTAAGAATGTCACCCGTGACGACCAGCTCGCCATGCAGCGAGTACCGCCGCAATTGATGGGTATTTTACCCAATAATACCGGCGGGTTTTGCGATGTGGAAAAAGCCGCGCGAGTATTCGCCATTAACGAACTGGCCCCCTTGCAAGAAAGACTGATGGAGATTAATGATTGGGTAGGGGAGGAAGTGGTGAGGTTTAAGGCGTATGAGTTGCTGGCAACTAACTAATATATTTAAGTTATATTATAATTCCCGAGGTGCAAACATATAGTGTCAAATAGCTTTGAGGAACTACTAGTTCCTCAAAATTTAAATTACATCAAATTGAATTTATCTATAAATCTATTGGATTTTAATATCGCTAATGTAGAAATAACTAGACGCATACAAAACAATACCAAAAAAAGCGAAATAATTATTACAAAAATAGTCACTATTGTTGTAGCTAAGATATAGTTTTCAATGTCTATATTAGTTAATACCCATTGATCAGCAATTCTCCCAATGAACGATGGCATTACTATGGCCGCCCCATAAACAAAAATAAACATAACTATATTCCTGATTATTTTTAGACGTCTTTTCTTAGGGGAATTGCAATTATCAGAATACATAGCAAAGCCACTTTCACTGATGGTAATTATTTTCCCATGCTTTATTATTCTGCAGAAATCACTTGTTGTTTGAGTCGGATTGCTGCTTATCATGAGATAACATATCTCATGATAAGCAGCATTGCGGCATTTGGTAATAGATGAAAATAATTGTTCGACCAGAAATTTATTTGGTTTATCTTTGTCAAACGCCACTGCAAAATCGAGATATGTCTGATATCGATTCTTCCAACCATCGCGATTAAACTTAGCTATACCAATACATACGGTAAAGAACAAACCAATTGCGGCTAGTATATATTGCATCTTATCCATTATTGCCTCATTAGACATTAAATTTATAATCGGACTATTACAGCATGTCACAGATAATTTTTACATGGTCATGTGACATGTCACATGACTCTTGATTTTGTTTCTGTGCCATGTCACGATTTTAAAAGAGCAAGCCGCAACGGCCACCTCGAAAATCTGTGATAATTGCTCAAATTGTTTAGTAAGCTGACCACTACAGCCCTGCAAGTTCAAGACGCAACAATCCGCATCATTCTATTCACCCCTTAATCATTATCTAAGCCGCGCCAATACTGGGTTTTTAGCATTTTTCTAACTGCATAAAAACTGAATATTTAGTCACACAAAGCGCGGGCGGGGGGAGCGCACGGAAAGAGGTGTGAGCGGTGCTTCAATCCTCCTCATATATGCCCAAAATCGCTCTCTGAATGTATGTGCGACACCCTGTCTTTTTGGCTCGAAACGATTCATCATTAGAGGTGAAATAAAAAAGCGCCTCTCTGTGTGGCGTGGAGGCGTTTTTGTGTGGGGTGATTTTGAGGGTAACTTTGGTTGATTTTTATTCTATTCGAATTGATACATATCTATTCGTTTTCACGCCTTATCCAATACCATTTCAGTATACAAGTAGTATATTGTTTTCATCGCCCACAATAGAGCTTATTACGCGAAACGCCAAGGGTTTGCTGGAATTAGGTACATTGCTGAGTTTTAGGCTAGATTTCGTAAACCTATTTTGTATTTGATAATAGAATTAGTAGCATTAAATTTGACTTGTATTTGTGTAACTATTTGATATAAAAGCCCATAATAGGTAATGTTCAATTTTTCAAAACCATCTTTTATAGGCTAGATCTAAACGTGACTAATACACGTTAGTCACGAATTGATATTCCTCAGCTTTGACTCTATTTTATTATAAATAGAGTTGTGCGTGTAATTGAGGGTGTTATTCAATAATGTTTCTAATAAATTTGTCTTATTAAAAAAGTTTTCAACCTCACCAGTTCTTGCTTCTCTTTCTCCAGCTTTATTATGTCCTCGACATTCCCTACCAATTTTGGCTCTCTCTATGCTACAAAGTTTATCTCTGTATGTCTTAAGCATTGGAAAAACATAATGATCATGCAAGATATGCCCTTTAATAAACTGATAGGCAGTTTCTGGTTCCAGGCCTTTCGCGTTTAACTCCTCAACATAGAGATTAAAATCACTAAGTTCATCAGGCTGGATAACATGTAACTCAATGAATTTTGAGAGTTCATTTTGTATACTATTTAAAGCATTTTGATTTGCCATAAGGTCTCTACTTTTTATTAAAGTAACATTTGCAGGCATTTTTAATAATGGCCAAAGAGTACCATCATTATATTGTTCTGGCTGAAAATTATGTCGGAATAAATGTATGATTAAAGCTTCATAAATTATATTAGAAAGTTTTACCAATGTTTCTAATATTTCACTATTAATAGAATCATCATAAACAAGTCTTGCCATTATATCTTCAATAGACTCTAATGAACACTGAAGGCTTTCTTTAGCATATGAAAATGTGTGCAAAACAAATAAGTTTTCATTTAATTCATTCGCATATTCACTTCTTGACGGGCATAAATAGTCCATGTCACTATCAACACCTACGATATAACTCTTGTGAAGTTTTGAATATTCGGATTCCAGAGTGCGTTTTCCATTGGTTTTTATTTTCGCGGCAGCCTTAATTTCATAATTACCGGGACACACATGCTCAATAATATAACGCCAAAAACCAATGTCATTAGGACTTTCAACAAAAAGAAGACCTCTGGAGTGACCGGTTGTTATTCTAGTAAACCCCTGTATATAATCAGGATTTGATAAGATATCAGCGAAATTTGTCATGAAATTTTACCCATTTCAATATCTCTCATATCCCTAAAGGCATCTCGATAACCATTCATTACTATACCAGGACTATGCGTAACGATTATCAGTTGAGATGAGGGATTTATTTCTTTAATACTATCTATTAATGTTTCTTGCCAATTTAGATGTAGTGATATCTCTGGTTCATCCATTAAAATTATGGAGTTCTTACCTCGTCCGTTGACTACCTTTAGCATTATATATAATAGTTGACGCTCCCCTGATGATAATGCCTTATATGATAGAACTCCTGATTTTTGGCATTCTATAGTAATTCTCGAGGACGTACGTCTAATTCGTTTTCCACTATCTGAAAGATGCTTATTCATGACGCGTCTCAATACAGTTCGCTTGACTGGATTATCATCAAAGTATAATTTTTTTGATTCTAACTCAATATAGGAATCAAGCATGTTAACCCCTTCACCTTCCATAGTAGTGAAATTGAATCGTGAATTTGCACTTAAATCAACAGTTGAAATATACTCTACACTTAGGTCATTCGAAAAGATTTTAATAAACTGAGTTAATGTTATTCTAGACTGACCTTTAAAAATTCTAAATTTATTTTCTTTTTTATTTTTTTTATAATCACTAAGCTTCTTAGTCATTAAATTCAATATTTCCTCAGACTCCATTTTATTAATTTTAATACTACTTGAATTTATTGTGTCAGAAAAAATGCTCTCAATTATTTCTCTCGAATCATCTTTATAGAAATTCTCATAAATAATTTTCATACCATTTTCTAGCCAAAGTTCGGCATATTGACATAATCTTAGAGATTCGGATTCATTTAGGGTAAGCAGACTATTAATAATACGTAAAATCGTCGATTTACCTGTACCATTATTACCAACAAGCACGGTAACATCATCGAGATCCATATCGATGTTTTTGTAACCAAAAAGGTACTCAATTCTAAGTCTTCTAATTTTTGTGTTCATAGTTCAAAATCCTTATGTATACTCAGCCAATTGTATTGCATATTTAGCTCAAGTCTACTGAAGTTCATTCATCAATTTTATTTCGTGTGACTATAGTGAAGTAGTCGACAAAAAATTGACTAGCGTTTTAGACTGTTTCAAAACCATCGTCCTGATTCATTGGCGTAATCTGCCTTATATTAATTAGGCCTAAGCAAATTATCTTCTCTCTGGTTGTTGTCATCAATTAGCCTTGGCCGCTACCGTCAAGTATGTCATATGCATGGTATACCTGCTCCTCGCTCATAACCGACTATCAAATTAAACCGTACTCCACCGCAGCATTCAGTCAAGCCCCAGTAAATACATAAAAAACCACAATAATACGTAGCTTTTTATGTATTTATCAGTCGGCTAAATTGTATCCAACATCAGTTTCTTATACCCCAATGTCTGCCAACACTCCGTATCCCCCTGCAAACAGCAACCAGCCTTATCACCCGGCAATGTATCACCGCATCGCTTGCAACTGCCTTTTTTCAACTCATTAAGCTGTTTGTGTAGCAATTTATTGTCCTGCCGGAGCAAACCTAGCAAATATTCAGCCCGCTCATAAGGCCCGCGAGCAATGCGGCGCTGTTCGCAGCCCTCCAAAAGCATTGCCATTTCTGCGGTATCTATACGCAAAGTAAGCTCGGTGATGCCTAACTCTTTATCGCGCTGACGCTGGGCGCGTTTACGTTCACTTGCTGCTGTCATAATCAGCCACCTTTTAAAATCTAATCCGTATAAATCGATTTGAATTCCAGCGCCCCAGGCCAATAATTTCTATTTTTGAGGTGAAATGTTTATAGCTTTCCTCATCTTCTTTAAATGTTTTTAACGCCGCAATCCGGTGAAGCAATGCGATTTCTGCAAAAACATCGACAATGCCATTCTCATGAAATTTTAGGGTTTGGTTTTTAAAGTCGCCAAAAACTAACCGGGCTGCAAGGTAGCTACTGGCGAAACAAACAGCTCTAACTGCAACCATTTCAACTCTGCGGCGTTCCATTTCTTCATCAAATAAAAACTGAATATCAGCTTTAAGCATTTCATTCTCCTAATAAGATATGGCTATTTTTTATATCCCTGCCCTTTTTCAGCCAGCCCACGGATTGCCGGGCGGGCTAATATGATCCTCTGGCAAGCGTGAATCGCTCGGCAGAATTCATCACGCTCACAAGGATGTTCAATCGGAAGCAGTAAATATTGATTCCATGCATCACCCAGCATTTGAGCCACTCGCTGTTCATCGGCTGACAATGTGCAAAGGGTGTCGGTGTAATTAATGTTGGTGACTTTCACTGTTTACTCCCTCTCGTAATTTCGCCACGCGGCTCATGACGCTAAATGCCCGCTGGGCGGTGGTTGGTTGGCACTGGTACAAACAACAATCCTCTCTTGCCCGCCAGTTCTGGCCGCCGATGGTCAACGTTGCGCCGCAAGCCAGTGATTGCGCCTGTTTTTTGCTAATGGAAAGCCCGATTGACTCGGCAAAATCGCGGATTTTTGTTGTCACTGGTGTCAGTTGTACGGTTTTTTCTTGCCGCTGAGTGGCCTTTTCGGCTGATACCTGGCGTGATAATTCCTCGGCTGGCGTCAATGGATTGTTTTTAATCGTTGGTACTGGCGCGCTTTTAATCCTGCGCAGTAAGGCCCGGCGTTCTGCATCAGTGATCGCGGTGAAATCGATTATTTTTTCTTCTAATGTTCTGTCTATGGCCTCCTCCGGTTCGACTATTTTTTGCTCTACCGGAGAGTTATTGACAGAACTCCAAGGGACGGCGGGGCCGTCCTGAAAAACATCAAACCCCACGGCAACGGCGGGTTTCACCTTTTGGCGGGCGACAATCTTCCAAGTTTTTAGGCGAGTACAGATGCGCGACGCCTCGCCCAAAAGCGGGGAATAGATACCGAAAATCTTCTCTGTGATTTCGCCGTAGGCGTTAGGCTGTTCATTGTCCTGATAGGCAATGCGCACGGTGTACTCTTCGCGGGGAATTAAGACGCCACCCTGTTGCATGATGTAGGTAGCAAAACAGCTAACATCAGCCGCCGACATAACCGCATCCATTGCCGGATCAAGTAATAGCTTTTTCCCTCGCATGGCGGCTACTTTCACTGCAAGGTCTGCGGGGTCGGTTTCTTCATCGATCAGGCGCTGTATGGCTAACTTAAATTCATCTGACTTAATCAGGTCATTGAGTAGCTTGTTATTCAGCTTGCGCAGCTCCCGCCAGACAGTCACCGGCGGCGTGCCTATTGGTTGATATTGGCGGATACGGTGGCGAGATGCCCAGGCCATAGCAAAACGAGCCGTTTCTTTCAGCGGCTTGCCGGTTTCATGGTCTAGTTCACCGTCCAGTGCGTAACCATCAATATTTTTACTGATGTATTTAGCAATATAGGCGGTGGCGCTGCCTTTCCTCGGATCCAGTCGTTTAGCGGTAAACCGGGCGCTTGTACGCTTACCCAGCTCGGCGCGATCAGTTTTGACGGCATAGGCGCGCATAATCTCAGTAATTGCGCGGCGCTCTTCTGGTTTCATAAAGAGCAGCAAGTGCCAGTGCGGCGTGCCGTCATGATGCGGCTCGGCAACACGAAAACCATAAACGCGCAGATTTTCACGGCCTAGCTTGGATCCGATATTGGCCCATAACTTTGTAAGATAGGCTTGTGCCTGTGGTGGCGTGCTGTGATTCCACTTGGGGTTAGCGTGGCCGCTTTGGTTGTTGGCGTGATATTTAGACGGGCATGTAATGGTGTAAAATACCCCCACATCATCACGCGACTGAGCAACCAGTTCGATCCCTTGCATGCGCGCCATCAACTCATGGCGGCGAATAGTCGGATTGCTAATACTGGCATCCACCATTGCCTCTAAAGAAACGGTGTTGCCCTCACCATCAACTAATTCATGTCGTTTGAAGAATTCACGATTGCGGCGTTTTTGCTCTATCCAGTCGGCCAATGCCTCTTTACTGACATAAGGTGCGGCACGCTTATGGATCAAGCCAGCGGCGCGCAACTGACTTTCTCGCCAATCATTACGCAACCGCCACAATTTACGCTCCCACCAATCGGCATTAATCAATCTGGCAATAGCGGAGTGAAAGGTGGCGCGGTCTACGGGCATATCCCGGTGGCCGGGCTTCGGCCCCAATTCACGCCAGTGCGACGGCCTGACACGCAAAGACCACACTTCAAGCGCAATATTGCGATAAATGGTTAATAACTCGGCATCAGATAAATTGCGGGTTTCTTCGGTGGGCGTGGATACCTCGGTGCAGAACATTTCATTAATGCGGCCAGCAACATCATTTGCCAGCGACTTAACCCGGCGCTTGTTTAGCTCGGCAAGGTGACTGTAAATTCCCTGAAAATAAGCCATTAACTCAGATTTACGGCCCTTGCTCACACCCTGATATTCGCGCACAGCATCCAGACGTAACAATGCATTCTTGCCGGTGCCGGTTAAGAATGCATTGGTATGTTTATCGCCATGATTTTCACGTAACCATCTAATTTTATTTTGAAAATGCGATTTAATAAAAATAGGCTGCTGATCAATACGGGCCTCTACGCCTTGCGGTGAATCCGCCCATTGTTGCTTATCACGCAAATAGATCTCGCGCTCCAGCTTAGCGCGCTCCCTGCGCATTTTAAGTAATGTCTGGTTAGGCTCCCGTAACTCGGTATAGCCCAGCGCATTCAAACGTTTTACGTAACGGATAACCAGCGGGTGTGATTTAGGTTTTACCACTACAGCAACCGGCGCTAAAGATTGGTAGCCACCAATGGCAGGGCGCGGGGCATTCCATGAATGCTCCCATTCAAAAGAAACATCACCGTTGCCTGGATAAGGCAGCGGTGGCGCTGGGATGACGCGGCCACGGGCATGCTCAGTCATGTAATTGCGCCGGAATTGTCGCAATAATTTCCCCGATACTTTTTCTGCCATCACTTTTACAACTGATAGAGCGCGGAGCCGTAATCGAGTGGAGGGTGAAACGGTTATAGAGATCGCGACTGATAGAGGTATCGCTGTTGGAGGCAACAACATGACAGCCATTTTCAGCGGCCCTTGCCAGTAGGCGGGCTAAACGAAATTGCTGATCAGCGCTAAAACCATCGGTGTGATAATGGGTAAAGTCAGCAGTGCTGGATACCGGGATATAAGGCGGATCGCAATAAATCACATCCCCCACAACAGCCATTTCCAGTGCTTCGGAGAAATCACAACATAAGAAAGTCGCTTTCTTGGCTTTTTCAGCAAAGAAACGAATCTCTGCTTCGGGGAAATAAGGTGCTTTGTATTTGCCATAGGGGACGTTAAATTGCCCTTGTTGGTTATAGCGACAAATACCATTAAAACAATGGCGATTTAGATAAAGGAAGATTGCTGCTCTGGATATATCATCACGGTTTCGTGCATTAAATATTTTGCGGAAAATATAATATTGTTCGTCGGAATTAGCCGTAAGAAACAGTGAGGAAGCCACATTGATTAAGTCGCTCGTTTCTCTTTTGGCTATCTCATAGAAGTTAATCAGATCATCATTGATATCTGTTATCAGATATTCATCATAATCCGTATTCAGCATAACAGAACAGGAACCAGCAAACGCTTCTACCAATCGTTTACCGGTTGGCAAATGTTGAAGTAAGGTTGGCATAATACGAGCCTTTGAACCGGCCCACTTCAGCGGAGAGCGATTTATTGTCATTAGCCGCTTACCCATTTATTTGATTTTGGATTTTATCGGATTCCTGGCGTAGCAATTCCACCGATTCTTTAACACATAAAGCACGAGCAATAATGACATTTGCCAGATTTTCCAGAAGCGCAGAGGTCAGTATTGCTTGCTTCCTGCGCTCACTTATCAGGGCATCATTGAATAAATCAGCATTTTTAATTTTCTTACTCGGCATATTCGAATCCTTAACTTTAGATAATAGGAATCCCGACGCGATAAATGCGCCATATTTAATAACCCGCTAAAACGTTATTTCTTTATAACAAGTCTTTTGGGATTGAGTTTAAATCAACCCATAAATCCAACGCTGCTTTACGCACCGCTTTTCTTTCGTGATATTCCAACTCCCGAAATTTTCTTTCGTGGCTGTCTTTCTTTATCCCAGCGGCATAATAAATAATGCCTTTAGTCTTTCCCCTGCTTAGTGATTCCAAACGTCGCTCAAACTCTTCATCTGGATCTTTTTTAAACAGTTCCTTTATACGGTCTAAATGCCGTAAACCTACTTTTTGATTCCATTCCTGCATTGTGAGTGGTGATTCATCGGTATTTATTTGCCCCATTATTCGTACCTCACGGCATAAAAGTGACTCATCAGAAAACACACATAAAAACAGGTGTACTTTCAGATAAGTGCCGGGTTTCACCATGCCCGGCGCATGGTTTTGTGGTATTTTTGTTATGCCTTCGTTGTTCTCGCCAGAGCATCAGGCATAACTAATCCCCCACTAAATGGAGCCTCTATGAGCAACACAGAAGATGAAGTACACACACTGGTGCAGCGCGATTTTGATACAAATGATTTCCATATCTTGCATAAACCCGCGCCGCCAGAAGAGAAAAAAACTGACGACGAGGAATAATCTTGATGAACAAACAACCAACTGAGCATGAAATTCGCTTTCGTATCTGGTGTAGCTACTGGCTTGAAGTTATGACCGAAACAGTCAATCGCCGTATTGATACTCTCATTAATGCTATAACGCTTATTCTTGGCGCTTCTATTTTTGCGACAAGTAGTTTCAGTTGGTTGTTTGGTGCCATTATCGCTGTGCTTAGTGGTTGCCGTATCGCTTGGCAATTTAGCAGAAAGGCTGAATCTGCAAGGCAGCAAGCAAAGCGTTATTCTGGTCTTATAGATTCCTTGCCAAATCTTAGTATTGATGAGGCTAAAGCACGCCTTTCGATGCTGGAAGAGTTCGACAGCACCATATTGAGCAGCTTGAATAATCCGGCCAGAAATAGAGCCTCCATTTCGCTTGAAATGAAGCATCGTGAACAACTCTCTATTAGTGAAAGAGTTATTTCTTGGATTGCTGGCGGTATACCTAATTAATTGCTTCATTTATTAACAGCCCTTTATATCCGCTATCAATCAGTTTCTATTCGGTGCTTCACTCAGATGTGAGACACCGAAAACCTACGACGTAATTTCACCCAGAGAGCAAAGCAGCTTAGGAATATCACCGCCATTACACTGAGTAACCAATTGCTCTAATACTTGAGCACTGTCCTGATCTCCAGATGCGTGCGCGGCACTTAACAGACCTTCCAGACCAACGCTTAGACGAAAGGCGTAATCATTCAGCGAAAACGTCCGCACCTCATCTGCAATAGCGGAAGCGGCACGCAAGTTTTCGGCCTTAAAGTGGTATTGCTGCAACAGGTCACTAATCAATGCGGAATATGCTTGTTTCATCCCTTTCCCCTTAAAGCTGCTGACGAGCTTTGCGCTCTACTTCTGCTTTACGATCCAGAAACGTCTGGCGTTCTGCTGCTTTTTTGATACTGGTGCGATGGCGGTGATCACGAATTGCGGCGCGGACAGACAAAACAGCAATCCAAATAAGCACGGCCAACATGATTAATGCGCCTCCGGTCAATTCAATTAGTTGCCCTGGCATGTCAACACCTCTTCATTAAACAGAGGGGGGAGAACGCCTGATTCACGGAATTTCTGCGTTGCTGTGTTCAGTTGGTGGAAAGTGGCTAACTCGTTTTCACGCAATTGCCACGCTATGGCGGTAATCATGCTTAAGCCCGCAAGGGTATTACTGGCAATAGAATTTCTTTCACGGTGATGAAGCGTTGTCCTTATTGAATAAATTCCATCTTTCCCTACTGAGCGATTGATTAACTCGGCTATATCAGCACTGTACGTGCGCAGTATGGCGTTGGCTATCTGTAGGCAAGGTGATTTCATACTGCAACTCCCGTCTCACGCTCGGTGTACAACTGATTAATAAAACTAGTTGCTTGCGCTTGTGAATCAAACAGACCAAAAGACTGTTCACCCAAAAAAACCTCATAACGGTTAAGCAAGTTAATAGCCGTTCTGCGTCGAAAATTAATCACGAATCCGCGATAAATTGACGCGTTACGGCTGATAGAGGTTATTGGGTGACTCATACGGCAGCGCCTTGGCTCTGCCCTGCTTTGGTATTGCGCTTAACCGTCAACGCATCCTTACGGATTATGTTTTCAATCCACTCACGCTCTGCGCCAGTGCAAAGCGCTCGGGTTTTCGCCATTGCTTCTAAATACTCATTCCACATAATGAAGCGGCGTGGTCGCTTGGTACCGGGACGGCCCTCGCGATGAACCGGTAATTGATTGCGATCCATCATATTTACAACAGAGCCATAGCTTCGACCGGTACGAGAACAGAACTCGCGTGGTGTGATCGGCTCCGGCTCTGCAAAGCTCATCGTTTTTCTATCGATTGACATCTGCTAACATCTCCCGTGGTTCTCTTGTGATGCCTAGTGACATATAAAACTATGTCTTGGCATTACTTGAGGTTTCATTTCGGATAAAATTTAGAGGATCCGCAAATTAATGTCAATCACTCAAAATGAAAAGCTGAAGCTGATACGGGAGTCAGAACGCTTAAAGTTAAAAGAAGTTGCTGATTTAGTTGGGATTAATTATCACACCTATCATGGCTATGAATCTGGAAAAATGAAAATGTCTATGGAGGCAGGAATGAAGTTTTTTAAGCACCCTAGGTTCAGGAAGTATCAAAGTTGGTTCATGTTCGACGAAACCAACCCGGAATCCGGGCAAATCGCACCGGCTCTCGCGCACTCTGGGCCAGACAAAATAATATCTTCCCAATCAGACAAAAAGATTGGTTAAGTATTTATAAAGTATTCATTTTTGAAATATCGTTTCAAAATGATATTTACATCGGAGGGTTTTCTTATGTCGATTAAGAAACTCGATGATGGTCATTACGAAGTGGACTTACGGCCGCACGGGCGCGATGGAAAACGTATCCGGCGGAAATTTGATAGAAAGAGCGATGCACTGGCTTTTGAAAAGTATGTGATCGCCAACTTCCATAATAAAGAATGGCTAAGTAAACCTGCTGATAAGCGACGTTTAAGCGAGTTTATTTCGAAGTGGTGGGATTATCACGGGCGTAATTTGAAGCACGGCAGTAAGCGCCTCAATGCAATTGAGGGGATATGTAACAACATGGGTGATCCAATGATGTATCAGATTACAAACCGTTTACTCATGGATTACCGTGCAAAACGGCTGACTGATGGTATAAAGGCATCCACAATTAATCACGCTCTTGCTGTACTTAGCGGTGTATTCAGTGTGATGATCGAAGCTGAGGAATTTTTTGGCGAGCATCCAATCAGAGCACTTGCACGCCTTAAGACGCAACAGCCTGAAATGTCTTACTTATCATCGGAAGATATCGCCAGATTATTAGACACGGCAAAAGGTGATGCACGGCGTATAGCTATACTCTGTTTGGCGACAGGCGCCAGATGGGGGGAAGCTAAAAGCCTCAAGGCAGAAAACATCATTCATAACCGAGTGACATTTATTGAAACGAAGAATGGGAAAAAACGCTCGGTACCAATTTCACAGGAGATCGCCGACCAGGTGAAAACCACTGAAACTGGGCCACTGTTTAAAACTCATTACATGACTTTCTATAAGCTGATAAAGAAAGTAAAACCTGACCTCCCTCGCGGGCAAGCGATTCATGCTCTACGGCACACATTCGCAACCCACTTTATGATGCGGGGAGGAAATATAATCGCACTCCAACGAATACTTGGACATGCGAACATTCAGCAGACCATGACTTATGCACACTTTGCACCTGACTATTTACAGGATGCAGTAATGCTAAACCCGCTAAGTGAAATGTCCACAAACCGTCCACACTTGTGA